CGCAAATCATTGTACAATAAAATACCAGTTTCCCCCATATTCTTAATACGTATTTGCTCCTTCATCATGTGTTTTCGATGTTCATTTCGCGCTGCACGGTTAACATGTTTTATTTGTTTTAGTTTTTGCTGCATCGTAACCTCTTATGAATACTATAGTTAAAAAAGAACCCCCGGCTGCAAAGACCGGGGGGGTTGCTGGCTTAAGCAGATGTTGCGCATGAGCGATAAAGCTACAGCATTGATTATTTATAATCATCAACGTCAATTAGTGGCCTTTCAAAATATGAGAGAAATAAAAGAAACCAGCTAAAAAACCGTTGCATAAAGGGGCTGGATTCCCTTACGGCTGTTGATTGTTGGTGATACAAAACAGCTGAATTAGAGAATCTGTAGTACTCCATTATAGCCATCATTATAAACTCCATTTACTGCTGTAATTCCCACAACGCGTTATCTACTTCATTCATAGCTGTAGATGCGTCAGGTGAAAATGTAGCTGTTTGTTTAATGGATTTAAAGAACTTTTGTAATTTATTGTTTTCTTTTTCTAGTCTTATTAACTCGACGTAAATAGGCAAAGTTTTACGCAGCATTAGCCTGCTCCCTTATGATATGCTCAGCCTCCAAGCTGAGAGGGAGCAGTTAATGTAATTGGAGGATATTATAATTCTTCTAGAATTTCATCTAATATTTGCCAAGAGTGACAAGTATTAGGTAAGGCGTTTCGAGCATTTGTTAGTTTAGTTTTTAGAGTCTCTTCCTTTTCCAGATAAATATTTGGGAGGGTATCCGGTGTACCATTTGATGATACGCTGTCTGAAGGCATAATACCTTGTCTTCGTTGTTTGTGCATACTCCATCGCATTTGTAATTATCCTTTTCATAGTAAACTCCAAGGTTTACAGACCTTTCACCTGCATGGTGCAAACAAACTGGGATAAGCTGCACTCATTAAACGGACTGCCGTTAATTCTTTTCAAATATTATTGAGTAAGTAATAGATTCGTCATTCCATGATGCTAGTTCTTTGCACGGTATGCAAATTCTATTATGATGGCCCTTGGAATGAAAAGATTTGTAACACTTTAAACATCCCCGGACTTTAATTTGACTACTAATATCTAGTATAGGTTCCGGGCGCTTAAAGTCTGACGACCTTTCGTGATAGCGTGATTTTCTAGTCTGATTAGTCATGTAGTTTTACGTCCCCTTCAACATATGCAGTAACTGGATTTGGGTATTTTTTAAATAAAGCATCTACAATTATTTGCATTTCTGCTTTATCGTCTTCGACATTTGATTTAGGGGGGCGATCGTCAGTACACATACTGCGCAACTGTGCGTCGCGTAATACAAACAATGACGCTATAGCTTTATCTATGTGGTGTAATCCACTATCTGGGTCGATGTCTTGACCTTCCCAGTAGTCTAGTAAGTGGCCTTGAGCGGCGTCTACGTACACGCTAGCGCGCACTCCAACTACTCTGTAGTTGTGCCTCCCATATTTTAAAGCCCCTTCTAAAAAAGCAATAGTGACTCTTCTGAGCACGTTCATAGGCAATCCGGTGTAAAATCTAGGTTTTTTAATACCCACTGAGTCTTTAGGATTAGTATCTTTTAAGTTTAGTGTAACAAGCCTATTATCTGGAAATTCTGTTAACGGCCCTGTAGACTGCATGTCTGCCGTATCTCCATAGGTAGCGCTGTTAGCCATCTAGCTAATCCTTTCTAAATTACTTTATTATCTTGTTGTTTTAGAAATTTATTTGATAATTCTAACAGACTAGGTCTGTAGTTACAGGGAAATTGTTGAACGAGTTTAGCCTGAATAGTCCACTGTTTTAGTATTTCACGATGTTTAGATTGTATTATATAATCTTTTGCTTTTTGTTCTAATGTCATTTTAGTAACTCTTTAGCATTACATAGAGGCATTGCTGCGTATGTAGCTAACCAAGCTATTGCTTCAGGCTTAGTTATATCGCCTTTAGCTATTCGTTGTTTAAGTATTTGAACGTATGTCATTAAAAGCTCCTAACAGTAAAGATTGTGATTATTAATAAAACCGATTATATTAGCTATATTATTTAACTATTACATAAGATACTTACTATAAGGAAGACTATGACTGATAAGGTATTTAACTTTAGCGATAAAGAGTTCCTTGAAATCATTAACCTAATCTGCAAGCAAGAAACGCCAATGGGCACCAAATATGTTCCTATAGTCTCTATGCAGGATTCTATAGATTTAAACAGATTAGATAGTTTAGGTATGATTATATTCTTTGTTTGGCTAGGCGAACTATTTGAAATTAACGAAGACGCTATTACTTTATTTAGTGAAAAAGAAATATTTACTATTCAAGCTATTAAAGACTTTGTTAAAGATAACTGTACCCAAATGCATACGTACGTTGAAGCAGCGGAGTACGCTAAACGATGTTTATGACTCATACTAACTCAGTATACTCTGAAGACATAACGTTGCTTAGTCATATTCCTAGACCGCAGTATGTGCATCAGGTGTCTGACGGAGGCAGGATAGTCAGCAGCGGTCTTAAGGTGATGCCTGAGGAGCTTATTAACTATGTGCTAAAAGGTAAGCACGGAGCTACACAAGGCACTGTAGAGCATATACGGGCCCTTACAGAGCAAAGTTCATTTAAAGTTGGGATGATATTAGCTTCAGGAGGTAATATTTGGACAGGGTATTTATCAAGCACTGCTAGAAGTAAAAACTACCCTACACATAAAGTGTTACCTTTAGGTATGACTCATATATACGCTGGGTATTTAGCTAATAAACTAGGCACTTTTGATTATATATCAACTGATTGTACTAGCTGCATAAGTGGGCACTCTGCCTGGCATAACGCAAGTAACATGATTAAGTTAGGTATACTAGACGCCGTTGTAGTAGTATCTTCAGATAATGGTATATCCGAAGAATACTTAGACATCTTTGGAGAACATGGCTTAGCTAAGCTAATTGAAGAAGAAGATGATCCGACGATAATAAAGTTTAGATTAGGGCAAGGATGTAACGTTTCTGTGTTTGAAAGCCCTTTAGCTATGCGAGACAGCGGGCATGAGCCACTAGCTTGGATAGCAGATATGTGTATAGCCGCGGAAACTCATACTAACCCTTTAGGTATGTCGTGTACTGGAGCAGGGTATAGTAAAGTTATAGATAGAGTAGATACTAGCAGCATTAGCTTTGTTAAAACACACAGTACGTTTTCCCAAGATAATCAAGTTGAAGGGGAACTGTTATATAAAAAGTTTGGTAATATCCCTACGGTTAACTATAAGCTACGTATAGGGCATACTATGGGCGCATCTACTGCTGTAGAAACTGCTTTAGCTATTCAAGAAAAAACAGGCACATTTCTTAGTTTAGGTGCCGGAATGGGTAACGTATTTTCATCTGCTGTTGTGGAGATTGTATAATGATATTCGGGCATTGTAGTATTATTCAAGAAGGCGAAGCTGCTTTATTTTACAGGTTTAATAGACCTCTTAATGGTTACATGATAGCAGGAACATTAATAGCTGATAACGCTGCAGCTAAGTTAGCTTTTGCTAAAGTATGGAAGTACTTTGTATCAGAAGTTGTTACATCAGATGATATATATTGCTCTATATTAGTAGGCACTAAGAACTCTATGTTTGATAAGTTTTTAGAGTACCATAGTGATTTAGATGGGCTTAAGATATATAAGGTTGATAATTACCTTAAAGAGCAATACAGTATGCATGCTAAACAAGCAGAGAAGGCAACCCATGGCTAATGAACCTATGAGTGACGATATTGATATTGTAGAAACTGATTCTTCTGATTTAGTTGATTGGAAGAATCCGCCTACATTAGCCGATCTTAAACAAGATAACGAATCTGCTCAAACTTCGCATATTACGCATACCGATGAAGTTGATCTTTGGTTAGCGGTTCTTAATGGCGAGCAAACTATTAACTCTAAAAAAGGCCGTTCTAAGTTAGTACCTAAATTAGTTCGTAAACAAGCAGAATGGCGTTACGCAGCTTTATCTGAACCTTTCTTATCTACTGACGACTTGTTTAATACATCTCCTGCTACTTTTGAAGATAGAGCTTCTGCAGAGCAGAATGGCCAAGTTCTTAACTATCAGCTTAATTGCCGTATTGATAAAGTAACATTTATTGATAGTTATGTACGTACAGCGGTAGATGAGGGCACTGTAGTTGTTCGAGTTGGTTGGGAATTTGAAGAAGACGAACGTAAAGTCTACGAAGATATTATAGAACCTCAAATGATACTGGGCCCAGATGGTCAGCCACAAATAGATCCACAGACAGGTCAACCGGTTATACAGCCTATTAAGGTTGGCGAAAATGAAGTAATTAAAACAGTAACTACTAAAAACCAGCCAGTACTTACAGTGTGTGATTATAATAATTTAATTATTGATCCAACTTGTGAAGGTGACATAGATAAGGCTGCTTTTGCTATCTTCAGTTTTGAAACATCTATGACGGAACTTAAGAAAGACGGTAGATATCAAAACTTAGATGATATTAACTTTGAAAGTGCTTCTGTATTAGCAGAACCTGATCATAACATTAATAGTGACGACCCTGCATTCACCTTTAAAGATGAAGCCCGAAAGCGAGTAATTGCGCGGGAATACTGGGGATTTTGGGACATTAACGATACTGGTATTGTTGAACCTATTGTAGCTACTTGGGTAGGCAGCACTTTAATTAGATTAGAAAAGAATCCTTATCCAGATAAAAAATTACCATTTGTTTTAGTTCAGTATTTACCACGCCGTAAGACTATATACGGTGAACCTGATGCGGCTCTTATTGAAGACAATCAAAAGATAGTTGGCGCTGTAACTCGCGGTATCATTGATATTATTGGGCGTAGTGCTAATGGCCAACAAGGTATTCGTAAAGATGCTTTAGATGTAACTAATGCTCGTAAATTTGAGCGAGGAGATGATTATAAATTCAATGCGAACGTTGACCCCAGGCAAGCATTCCACATGGAAGTCTACCCGGAAATTCCTAGATCAGCACTCGAAGTCCTCAACATGCAAAACAACGATGCGGAAGCCCTCACGGGGGTTAAGGCATTTACGCAAGGCATTTCAGGCTCAGCGTTAGGAACTACTGCTACAGGCATTAGGTCAGCCTTGGATGCTACATCTAAGCGTGAGCTTGGTATTCTTAGACGTCTATCTAATGGATTAAATCAAATTGGGCGTAAAATTATCTCTATGAACGCAGAGTTCTTAGAAGATGAAGAAATTATTCGTATTACTAATGAAGATCTTGTTTCTATTAACCGCAATGATTTAGGCGGTAAATACGATATTAAGTTAAATATTTCTACCGCAGAAGCTGATGAGCAAAAAGCTAGCGAGTTGTCGTTTATGCTTCAGACAGTTGGAAATAGTATGCCATTAGAGATGACTCAGATGCTTTTATCTGA